CTAAATCTCGCTATTCCATTTCTTAATTTTCTCAGGTCTAAAACCAGACCAAAATTCTAATTCCTCTTCAGTCTCATCATCTATGATTTTAATAAATGGCAATGAAGTAATGTTGTACTTGGCTTTCAGTTTTTCGACCTTCTTCTCACTCCAGGTGCGTTTAACTTCATTATGGCTATCTAACTCAATAGAGTTGGTTTGCTCCGAATTGCCGTAGTAAGTGTTTTCGTATGGCATACCTAGACTATCCATTAATTTAGTAGTCATTTTACAAGGCATGCAATGTGGCTTTGTGTATATAACTGCGTGGATATTGCTCATTTTTTATATCTCCTTCTTATTCAAGTACACCTTTAACATAATGCTTGTAGTATACTTTTGGCATCTTATCTTCTTTCATCGCAGCTGTATGCTCAGATAAATAGAATCCTTGCCATTTCATCATGCTACGATCGTGATAGTTGCGGATCTCTTCAAACTGACTGTAGCTTCTGTCTACTCATGGCATGTGTTTCTCCTTATGCAAAAATACTGTTAGTTTTATTAACTAACAGTATACTATATTTTAAGGATTTTGCATACAAAAAAAGCCCTACAATTATCTGTAGGGCTTTTTTTATATACTCTAAAAATTTAAAACTTGGCCGGCATAAATCAAATCAGGATTACTAATCCCATTTGCTGAGATCAGAGATTCAACTGTCGTGCCAAACTGTGCTGCAATACCACTCAACGTGTCACCGTACTCAACCACACAATAGCTTGATTTGGCTACTGATTGACCGCCTACAACGTTTAAAGATTGTCCTTGGTAAATAATGTTAGGATTGCTTAAAGCGTTAATACGAGCCAATTCTTGCCATGTAGTACCATACTTCACAGCAATCGTACTTAGATTTTCACCGTACTGAACGATATGAGTTTGGCTAACATTAGTAGCTGGTGCAGCTGTTGATGCATCTAATGTCTCAACATCATACACGCTCAACCAACTCATGATACCATCAAGCAAGACTTTATCGCCTGATTTCTCTATGATTTGGTAAGATGTCCCTTTGACCCACTGTGGAATCGCTTCACCAGTAGAGTAGTTGTTAGCGCTAAAGTTGACTTTAACAGTCATGCCAACTTCTTTGGCGCTACCTTTGACTTTATCAGCCTCTTTACCTGCATCAATTGCTGGTGTTTCGGTAACTGGTTTAGTGGCATTACCGTTTTTATATCCGTTATCGGTTACACCTGATAGATCGATATTACCATCAAGGCCACCTGCCACATATGTTGATGTAAACTGGAAAATTTGGATGTTATCCCATGATGGAAAGTAATTGTAATTTGGCACTGGTGTCACATTATAATCTGGATACTCACCAAGCCAGAGACCAAACTTATCAGAAATTCGTTTCAAGTCCAAGTTATTTGTCAAGAAATGCTTATATCCGTAAAGTAAAGGTGTATACCCTCGATCTTTGATGTACTGCAACGACCACAGAATCACATCGGTGTTCGCCACACCGTCCTCAACGTCAAGCGCCACAATAGACCCTTTAGGTGTCTGAACTTGAGCAAGCATGGTGTCTAAGATATTCTTGGCCAAAGTTGTATTGGTCACACTCTGATACCAAATATAAGTGTGGGCACGTTTACCCTGTGCAATTGATGACTGGACTTGTGAGGCATAGGTTGATTGCCAATAAATCCCAACGCCATTATAACCACCAATCTGTGAGATTGAAAACTTGTCATGGGCATAACCGAACTGTCCTTGATTACCTTGATAGACAGCCCAGTCCACACCTTGGTCACCAACTGCCGCAAAAGCTGGATTAGCGTAAGCAAAAAGCCCTAGCCCAATGGCTAAGACTGCTACTGTTTTTTTTAGTTTTTTCATTTGTTCACGTCCTTTTCTCTGATCTGAATGAAAATATCTTTCATTTTTTGAGGTAACGGAAGGAATTCACTCACGTTTTCAATGAATGAAATTCCTTCATTTGCAATATAGAACATGATGACGATTTCACGCAGAGGAACACCATCTCCGATAATTTTCTGCATTTCTACAGATACTGCAATCACAACAAAGATCAATATCTTTTTAAAGATCCCTTTAAAACCTACTGAGCTAGATACTTCCTTGTTAACAAACGCCTTGCCAAGTCCTGTCAGATAGTCAACTATGACCAATACAACAATTGCGTGTGTCAGCACGTCCAAGCCCCCTAATATTCCAGTAATTACACCACCAACTAAACCAAACAGCATTGAAGCTGTGTTAAAATATTTTTCCATTTTTCCTCTTTTCTAGTATTCTACTGCTATACTTGTAACGAACGTATTTGACATATTATTAGAGTCACTAGAGTTCCAAGCGCTCGACCCGCCACTCATAAAGCGAAGCATACCAAACCGTAATTCCGAATTAGATATTGCTCCTGTAGAGAGAATCTCTACTTCCCATACCCGATAAGCGCCACCAGAAAGCACTTCCATTTCTGGAATCAACTGCTGCGATACATACTTCCATTTCAAATTATAGTTTGAATAAGAATTGCTAATATCCAACGTGATTCGTAAAAATTTGTTATAACAAAGCAGGTCAATGTGCAGATACTTGACACCTGTCAAATCTCCTAATTTCAATGCCTTGGAATCACTATTTGCGTTTGCGTCAAATTTTCCAGTCCAGATGACACCTTTTTTCATATGGCTAGCGACAATTTTGGTTAGCGTCACAGTAGCACCAGTTGAAACATATGAATAGAGCGGGAACGTATAGATTAGCCCGCCGTTGTTCAAATCTTGTTGGTTCAGCACCTCTACCAGTTCTAATCGTAACTGGTTATTGACAGGCACATAATCGCTAGTGCCTGGCGTTCCTGTTGATGTATTGTCCTGAGTCAGGTCAATCGTGATACAAATATAGCCTGTCTTGTTAGCCTGCGCTGTCAATTGCACTTGTTGAGTATTCTCAATCAATCTACCTTGCACAAGCGCCTTGCCAGATGCAACATAGACGTTCAAACCTGTTGCGGTCACTGTCATTCCTGAGATGACTTTATTATCTGAGCTTTGCGCCAGATAGCTGTATAGCTGTGCATCCGCTTCTGGCGTGACTTTCGCCTTGTCAAATTGATAACCTTGTAATGTCATTTTTCTCTCCTTAATTTAACAACTCGCTGAGACGACTCTTTACATGGCCAAATTTCAGCGTAACCCTGTCAGAATCGCTTGGATATTCATAACCAGTCAAGACCGATTTATAAATTTTTCCACTTTTGTAAATTGTGGCCAACATGCCAAGATTTAACTTTTCAACACTGAAAAACTCATTGTCTTTTGACATCGTGAAACTGATCTCGTGTGAGTAGTAGTTTCCCTTAAGTTCGCTGTTGGCTAAATCGTCATAGCTAGGCTTATCAGTCGCTGTCGTATCGTATATAGCCACTTTAGTTGTCGTAGGTTTAAACACAGCAGGGTCAGCATAATTACTTGTGATGTCGTTGTTGGTAGTTAGATAACGTTCAGCGAGTACATTTGGTCCTTCTGAGTTAGTTGTGTTTTTGTTGACAATTAGCAGATGATTTTGGGTATTTTTTCCAACTTCCGTTGTGGAAACCTCCCAATCTTGAAAATCTGCAATATTATCTTTAAGCTGCATAGTGTCAGTCACTGCTTCAATAACCGTCTTGATTCGACCGTTTTCAAACTTATCAAATCGCCACACAACGTTGTATTTCTTGAAGCCATTAATGGCATAGCTCATCAAGTTTGTAGCCTTTGGTGGCTCATCTGGTTGGTAGATGTGTGGCGTGTTTGTCTTGACTTCGATATCTAAGATATTCAAATCCTTAGACGCATCTTGTAATAGATACCTATTAATCAAATTCTTGAAGTGTTGCTCAAAACTCGACCCGCTCATACGTGTTGCTGGGAACTCAAAGTTTACAAGACCTAGCAAGTCTTTTGCAACCACTTTTTTATCTTCATAGCTCGAAATAACTCCGAAAAATGAAACCGCTGAACTATACATGACTTTAGCTAAAATAAAATCGCCACGAACGAATGAAGCGTCGTCTGGTAATTCAAACGTACTGGCATCTTGTGTGATGTAGTCTGGCTGAATGCTTGCCTTAGAAACGATAATAGGTTCTTGTGTAATCGCTCCTTTACGGTCAATGATCCAAATATTAACCTGTTCACTCATACTGTGATATACTCCTCTCTGTATACAAATGACACGTCACCAGTGTTGTGGAATGCTAACGTGACATGTCCCTCTGGTATCGCAATCAAATTAGACCTTGATAGGTCCTGTTGTTGGTAGACGTCTGAGATGGTGCCATCTGGTGCTATCAGCTTCATTCTCTGATTTTGTACGATACTTGACACAACCAACCTATACCCATCAGGCACATCAATGTTGTAGCCATCTGACTGTAACACTTTTGATCCATCTAATATTTCCCAATATGGATTTGTGCAGGGGCCATGCACTGTTATTTCAACAGGTGACCCTTTTGCTGACCCAATGTAAACTGAGTTATTCTCAATCTGAAACACGCCAGATTTACCGTTATAATCTGATTCGTACACAAATGGATAAACATAGTAATTGTTACTTGGTTTGCCAGAATAGAAGTCTGATGGCATATCAGACACATCGCCACGAATCAACATCGGTTCACGGAAATAAGTCGACATCGTAGCTAGTGTTGACCAGTTCTGGTTGATTAAGTACAACTGAAACACACCATCCTCAGGCACAACAAATGATATTGTCGCAGTCTTGAAACCTGATGAACTAGCTGTAATGCCAAAATCAGAGTACTTGTAGTTCTTCTCGCCAGTGCCATATCCAACTCTGATTACTGGTCTGTCATAGTCTGGATTATTGTCTGTCTTGATATCGACACGAAAAGATAAACGGTCGCCTTTTCTAACTTTAAGTCCCCAGGCATTTATGAAACTAGAAAGCTTATTGTTGCTTGACGTTAGTTTCAGAATGTTAGAATTTGGTTTGTCAGAAGCAGGTACCTGCAGTTGATAAGTACCTTCTGGATCGCTCATATTCGACCAATCCTGCATATTGTTTAAGAAGTTTGGATTGGCAATCAAATTTCTAGGCTTGTTAGTGCCTGCGTATATCTTGCCATCACCTTCGGTATCTGAGTTTGGCTTGTAGGTTTCAGATATTTCTTTATAGAAAGGTGTGAGAAAGTCGAAGATAACCTGTTCAAGCAGTACTTGATTTGTGTTTATATCTGACTTAGTAATCTCATTAAGGATGCAGTCTCTAAACAGTTCAGTTCCTTCTGTGATATAGACAAGTCTGTATGGTGGATAATTCAAAAACTCAACGAATTTTCGATATTCAACCATTTCTGAATTATCGTCACCAAGACCAAAATAGAGATTTAGTTTTAGGGTAGAGGCTTTCATATCAACCCCGCTGCTTTTAAAACTAGCCCCAGCATTAAAAATATTATTTTCAATAGCTGCACCAAAACCCTCAGGACTTACAGAAAAAATAGAGTCTAAATCATCTAAATCTACTAAGTCGTTTTTGGCATTGTATATTTTAAGAGTCGTTCCAAAAATCATCTATACTCTTGACCTCCTTGTCATTTCTTTTTCGAAATAATCTAAGACACTTTTGCCATTTAAAATGACATCCATGTCCTTTTCATATATCAATTGAAGTAATTGAATTACCTTGCTTGTGCCAGGATCTAACACTGAACTTGACGTGTCAACCCTTGAAACACTTGTTGGTTTAAACGTTGCATTATAACCAATAAAAGGCAAAGGTTGTTGGTTATTTAAACCATCCGCAAAATGTGGGAGACCACGCTTAATTTTCTCAGTATCAGAAGCCTTGTCAATTCTGGTGTTTTTAGGCAAAGGTAGCATGACATCACGGCCTTTTGGAATGAATGAGAATCCATTAGGAAGAGTAATCAATTCTTCGTATAGCGCACCTTTTTGGTCATTCACAAGCGCGAATTGGCCAAATGGAAGTCCAGGTGAACCATTAGCAAATCCAAGCGCCTTTTTAGCCGCTGATCCTAAATTGTTAATCATGTTATTGATACTAGTGGTAAAACCTCCAGTATCAGCCTCTAGTTTGGTAGTTTTACTATTTGGGATTTTGTTAATAGCTTCCCATGCATTTGTTGCGGGTACTGTTGTGTTATCCTGGGCATTTAGCTGCTTGGTAGGAGTTTCGGTTGTATTGAATTTGTTTATATTTTCTTTGGCAAATGCTACAGGTTGACCAGTCGCGTCAACACCATTAAACAATTTCATCAAAGCGGGGTATTGGTTAAATTCTTCAACGCTACCTTTACCAGTTAGCACTTTATTAATCAAGTCAGTGTTATTGGCGACAAATTGCTTCTCTTCCGGATTCATTGATTTATAATTATTTAAGTTCAACTCAGAATTAATCATCTTAGCAATCAAGTCAGAGTCATTAATCATTAAATCTTTAGTTATAATATTATAATCATTATAATCATTGATTGATTTTATGGAATTTACGATTTTTTCATCATCAACATTTAATGACGCTTTCTTCTCCTCAAGCGTCATGCTATCCCATTGTCCGGCTTTGAAAAGCGCATCCATTAGTTGTTCTCGACCTTTTACGGTAAGTTCCCCTGTCTTAGGGTCTAGCTCCAAATTTGACCACTCAAGGCCAGCTTTTGAGATTAGCGTGGATATAGTCTTCATCTTCTCAGACATAGAGTTATCCAAATCGCTCATTTTAGCCCTGAATTCACTGACAGATACTCCAGCTTTCTGGGCGTATTCTGCTATCAAAGCATCCTTTTGATTAATATCGCCTTTGAAAGCTGATACACGTTTTGCGTAAATTTCAATCATTGCTTCTTGATGATTTTTTTCAACTTCTTGATATTGCTGACTATTTTTACCAAAGACTTCTACAGCTTTTATACGTTTTTTGTAGCTGTCATCTTCTTGGGTAGCTATCTCATCCAGACTTTTAATATAGGCTTTGCGCTCTTTTCCGTTCATTTCTTCAACGGTTTTACTTGTATCTTCAAGCATTTTTATTTTCTGTTGGGCGCCAAGACCTAAAGCTTCAACTTGCTCAACAGATAAACTTTTTGTTATTCCAAGAATGATACCCTTCTCTGCTTCCGTTAAATGTCTTTCATTTTGGCGTGCATTATTCATGATATCCGAAACTCTTTGTGTAGAAGCTGAAACCTGAGCTTCTTGCTCTTCATTAAGTTGTTTCTGTTTTTCGGCCAATTCCTTAGCTTGTTTCTGCATATGAATTGGTAGCAACTCAATGCCATCAGCAGTGTCTTTCTCATCCTTTTTGTTAGCTTTTTTTATACCATCTTCAATATCTTTCAAGTTTTGAACGATATCTTTTGAAGCAGTGCTATAGCTGTTTTTATAAGCAGTCAGTTTTGTTTCAGTATCGTTGACTAATGTTTCGGTTTTATCAAGGACATTTTTTTGAGCTTTAGTAACATCATCACCCCAATTAGTTGCTTGAGATGCCTTGTAAGCCTCATTAATTGCCCATATCCCACCAGCGACAATAGCAGTCGCACCAACTGCAATAGCTGCAGGACCTGCAAGAGCAACAAGAGAAGCACCTAAACCGCCAATACCCGCAGCACCGCCTGCAGCAGCTGCACTTGATTCAAAAAGCCCCATAGCACCTGCGCCAATTCTCAAGGCACCGCCTACTGTGGAAATTCCTTTAGTGATTTTAGTAAGTCCAACAACGGTTGGACCAGCTATTGCGACAATCCCGCCTATTTTTAATATACGGTCTATGTCATCAGCACTCAGCTTACTAAGCGTGTCAGACAATGATTTGACAGACTTTTGAAGCTGTGGCATGTACTTTTCAGCAATATCAATCAAAGCCTCACCAAGCGGTAACAGGGCTGTCTGAGCTTCACGGAAAGTAGATTTAGCACGAGCTCCAAAAGTTTCATTTTGTTGCTGTTTGACCTTTTCCATCGACCCTGCGACATTATCATAAGTACCATTAACATCATTCAATGATTCAATAATCTTCATGGCATTATCTTCACCGAGTGCAGACCAAACAGTACTAGCAAGCGAAAGTTTATCTTGTTGGTTAGTAGTACTTTCTAGGTCGCTGATGATAGATTTAAATACATCTTGTGATGTACGATTACCATTTTTGAACTCAGAAAATACGTCTCTCGTCCCTTGAGAGAAACTACTTAAATTTTTCTCAATTCGGCCATCATTAAGCGAAATCGCAAACTCTTTGACGAAGTCATTGACCTTATCAAGATTATAAGCACCTGACTTTAGACCATTATCAAGTACTGCAAACATGCCCTTAGCATTAAACCCAGCCTGTGACCACAACTGGCCATACTCAGCTAAGTTATCACCAAGCTCACCAGTCTTATCAAGACCAGTCTGTACGCCTTTGACGTATAAATCCATAGCATCATCAGCAGACAGACCAAAGTTAACCATTAACGAATTAACACCACGCAGAGACTCGCCCATATCCTGACCGAGTGTGTCTCGTAAGACCATTGCGTTTTCGGTTACTTTTTTAATTTGGTTATCTGGAATATCACCAAGTTGTCTTTTGACTTGAATAAGCGATTCAGCAACGTCATCAATGCTTTCGCCAAAGCCATCAGAATAGATGCCCTGAATAGCTTGCTTGGTGACTGCACTCTGCTGTTCAGTCAATCCAAGAGAGCTAACAACTCGTGCATTAGCTGATTCAAAGTCTGATGCCATTTTACCGACAGCAGTACCTAAACCAATCACTGGCACTGTCAATCCAACCGTTAGTGCTTTACCAAGCGTCTCAGTCTTTTCGCCTAACTTGCCTACTTTTTCCCAAGCTGCGGCATTTTGGTCAAGATTTTTCTTTACCCTGTCAAACGCTTGGTCAGCTGATGAGCCGTACATCTCCATCTCACGCTTAGCCATTTTGAGCGTTGTACTCATCTTGACACCCATAGTGTCCCTGAGTTCCAAAGCTCGTTTAGTTGCTGTTTCAAGCTCTTTGGAGTCGACATCACCTAGAGCACGTTTAGTCTGCACCAAAGACTTGACGACATCATTAGCTGACTTGCCAAAACCATTTTTATAGATGTTCTCAGCAGACTTTGTCAGTTCCTTGACATCTTTTTCAGTCATGTTCAGGCTTTTTTGGATATTTTTAGAAGCTGCTTCCATTGCCGCAGCAGTATTTTTAGAAGATTCCTTAAAACCTTTCTCGACTTCTTCAGCCGTCAATTTACCTTCTTTTTTGACGGCCGCCATTGCAGATTTAAAGCCTTTATTATCGGCAACAACTGAGGCTTTCAAAGTAGCTAACTCTATAAATCCAGCCATTAAACATCACCTCCATATCTTTGATACTTTTCAATTGCTTTTTCGTCTGCTGACGTTTGACGAATACGCCAACACGTTTCAAGAAATTTACGACCATCATCACTTTTGCTCATATTACTCAACCATGCGTCACGCAGATAGAGCTTATACTGACTGTACGGCAAGTCTTGGACTTTATCCAAAGGCACGCCAGAGTAATCAGCAACAGCCTTATAATCGCTTGTATTACTTGTTAAATCCTGTTCCCACTGCTCTTTTTGAAAATACTTGTCAATTAGAGCATTCAAGACATTAACGTCTTGCGGAACAGGAATCATAAGTTTGGGTGTTCATCAACCTCTGAGATAACCCCAATCGCTGCGCTAAGAATTGCTGTCAATTGTACTGAGTTTAGCTGCTCAATATCTTCAAGTGTGAATTCTCGGCCTTCCTTATTTGTATTGAGAAACTCTAAAGTCAGTTCGTAGATACGAGAAAACTCATTCTCGGAACGGTTCACTTTGTTAACAAAACGTGTAGATGGCATTGGAATATGTAATTCTGAGCCGTCAATCCAGATAAAGTCAATTGTTTTTTCGGTGAGTTCTTGTAAATTAATTGCCATTTTTGTCTCCTATTCAAAAAAAACAAGGGCATTAAAGCCCTTGTCAGTAGTTAATTAAGCACCTGCTGTAGGAAGTTCAATTTCAATCTCTGCCATGAAATTCTTGATAAATTCGATTGCTGAAAGCTCTGCATCAATGACCGTCTCTTTTCCGCCTTGGAATGACATAGTAAAGCCGTTTGTTGCATTTGCTACCATTGTCAGTCTAATGTTTTTTCCGTCATCTTTTGTATGCACGAATCGAACAAGTACGTTTTTTAGTGGGTTATTTGCTCCAAAAGTGATAGTTGATACTTTTTTGACAGTATCTTCAGCGATTGTTGCGTTTGTTAGCAATCCGATTTTGTCTGGATCGAATGTCAGAATTCCAGATTTAAAGCTACATTCAGTTTTTGTAATCTTACGTTTCACGACTTTACCGTAAGAATTTTCTACATCATAGACAGTTGGTTTATAAGTGAATTCTGCTCCTCCTGACGTATGACCAACGTTATTTAAGGCTGTTTCGATTGTTACATTATCGGGAATCACAGAGCCTGTAAATTCTGTCAAATACAGTTCTCCCGCTCCTAAAATAATGTCATTTGGTGATAGAGTAGTTGTTTCTGCCATTTTAATTTCTCTCCTTTGTTTTCAAAACGAAAAACGTGGTTAGTTCCCACGTCTGATAAGTGTCGTTAAACATTGCACCGCCACCAGATACAGCGCCAGTAAAGGCGATATCTGGTAAGACAACTGCTTTGTTCTCTTTTTCTGTGCTGAAAATATCAATCATTTTCTTCTTGTAGCTTTCAGCTGTATCATAATCAGGATGAATACATCTAATTTCAAGCGTATCTTGGCCAACATAGCCTCCTGTAGCAGTGCTTATAAAGTAAATGATTGATATATCTTCAACGGTTGTGCTGAAAGATGGATATATCTTGTCTGTTAATTCAGGATATCGCTGCTCAATCAGTTGTTTGACTTGATAACCTTGTAGCATTAGTTAGCACCTCCAAGCAATTTTGATATAGTGCTTTGTTCCTGCTCAATCGTATCTTTGAGGTAAGGGTTAGGTTTTGAGCCTCTAGTCCATATTTTCTCACCAGTCTTGGGGTCATCATAAGACCAAGGTGTTTTACGACCATCACCATTTACTGCATAGATGCCAGTGCCCTGATGATGATAGATAGCGTGATCAGAAGTATTACCAACTGCACCCCGAACTTCATCGCCGATAATTTCAGCACCAAGAGATTTGGTGTCGGCTCTTAGCTCACCAGTACCGACACCGACTTTTTCTTTAGCTTTTTCAGCTATATGATCTAAGGTCAGTTCCATATTCTGCATTAACAATTCTTGCATCTTATTAACCGAATTATCACAAGCCTGTTCAAAAGCTCTAGTGTCAGCCATTGGCAATCACCTCCAAAAATAATTGAGCTAAGCGACCCTCGTTGTTAACACCTTTTACCAGGTATTTTACACCGTCTCGTTCAAGCCGATATTTGCCAGCTATTAGCGTTTTCTTCTTAGTCAGACCTAAATAGTCGTATTGCTTCACACGAGCCCCAGAACTGCCAAATGTGAGCTGATTTTGGGCACTCTGGTCATAGATACTGACAACTATCTGAGTATCTTGTTTAACCCAACCGTCTTTGAGAGAACCAGAAGGTCCTCTTACTGGTGTGCTTTTGTAGAGGTCAAAGACTAACCTCTTACGTAATGGATTCATCTTCATCCTCCCATACGCCTAGACGTCTGTTAGCGTTAAGAATAGATGCCACACGAGGCGGTACATCATCAAGATAACTTGTAGAAACTCCTGAATATCCTTCAGATGCCAGGCCTTCTGTGCCGATTCTATTGACCGTAATTACAGATAAGCTGACAACTGCTGAACTCAACTGGAGGTTAAGCTCAGACTGATTGGTATCAGACAATACCTCTTGTGTTACATCGTCAATAATTTCTTGCAACTTACCATCAGATAATTCATTCTCATCTAATCTTGCTTTGAGACGTTCTAACAAAGTTTCTGCCATATTTTACCTACTTTTTGGTTTTTTTAGGAGTTTTAACTTTAACTGATTCGCCATCCAACTCAATCAAAGATTTACCTTTAAGTGATTCGTGGCGACCTTTGCTTTCTGTAGAAACAAGCTCTTCAATTCTAGTTTCATCAGTTCCTTCATAAACATCGCCAACTCGATATTCTTTGTCTCCATCTTTTAAATCAACAAACGCTTGAACAACTTTGTATGCCATTATGTTTTCCTCCTAAATCAACCGCCAGTTGTTTCGTAAGATACGTAAATTGCTGGGCGTGCTTTTTCCAATACGATCAGATCGTAGTAGTTCGTTCCTTTGATAGTATCACGGTTACCGTCACGGTCTTGTGATGCTGGAATGAGTGTCACATCATTGTATTTTTCAATCGGTGCAGCAACATGAAGTGGCACAAGAATGAAGTTGATTTTTTTAGGTGAATCAACTTGTAAACGTGATTTAGCTACTTTGATGATTGGCACATCACCATCAAGCTGAGCAACTTTACGATTAATACCATTAATTTGTGCTTCATTTACTGTGAAGCTCTTAGAAACTTTATCGTTGTTCTTCAAAGCATTGTAATATTCAGATGAGGCAAACATAACGAATGGTCCTACAACTTCTGCGTCAGTCATATAGGTTTCCGCAGCATCATATGCAGTTAAAGAATTAGCAGTTGTGATTTTTTCAATAACAGTCTTCCCAACATACTTACTTGTAGAATCATCTGATTCTGCGGGTTTAAAGGCTGCTTCAATCAAGCGCTTTACTGCTGTCTTATCTTTTTCAGGAGTAGCAATCAAACGCGAATGCTCTTCGATAATCGATGCAACATTATAAGACCCATTCTCTGATTGGTCAAGAACATCAAGGTCATAAGCCATCCAACGTTCTTTTCCGAGTTTGACAGTCTCTTTAGAAACATCAATCTTAGCACGTGCATTAGTAGCGTTACGTTGATAATCAGAAGCTGTGAAACCTTTCATTTTATTGATGCGTACTTCTTTAGCTCCTGTGAAGTCCGCATCTGTGATATCACTTGCGCCACCTTTAAGGACTTCCCACACTTGAGATTCTGCTGCAAATTCTTGGTCGACCTGTTCAAGGTCTTTACTGTTTAAAATTACTGACATTTTCTATTCTCCTTTTGATTTTTCATAGGCTTGCTGGGCTTTACTGCGCCAATCAGAGCCATTTCCTTCGCCTGCCACTTTTGGTTTGGCGGGCGTTCTGTCTTTCATGATTTCACTAACAATAGAGTCCTTAAAAGCCTGCATTAGTCCTTTGAATTCATTGAATTTTTCCTGAGATACGTCTTCTTTTGTATCAGCGATGAATTTAGCAAAAGTTTCAGGTAACTTTTCATCACTAAGTAGCTTGCGTGATTTGTCGACTGCATCACGCTTAGCCACGTCCTGTTCAAGTTTTTCGAGTTTTGCGATTCGATCCTGTTCTTTTTCGGCAGCTGAAAGTTTAGAAATACGTTCTTTTTCTTCCTGATCACTTTGCCATTTGGCGAACTTCTCATTGATAATCTTATCGACATCAGTATCAGAGTACTTTTTGTCCGAACCAGCTGGATCGCTTGTTTTTGGATCAGTTGGCTCTTTAGGTTCAACTGGATCAGCTGGCGGGTTTTGTGGTGCAGGATCAACTGGATCAGTCGGATGTGCGAACATCTGCAAGTTCATTGGCAATAATTGTTGTTGTTTCATGTTTAGTTCCTCCCATACCTTTTTACGTGGATGCATGCCTGCACGCTCCCATAAAGTTTACTGTCATTCATGCCTGGACAATAAGAAAAGCACCTGTCATTGACAAATGCTTTGCTTGAGTATAAAAATAGCACTCAATCTCTATGACTGTGTGCTAGAAAATTATATTTTCCCATACATCTTTGGGTATTTCTTCGAGAGGTTCATTTTTAGATATAGCATTATCGACTGCGGATTTCATTTTCTCAAACCCTTCACTTTCAATGTATTCCACGCTGTCGTGAAGTGGGTCCCAAAACCCTATAATTCTAGTTGGAAAAGGGACTTTAAAATGCTGCTCGTATTTGGCTTCTAAAAGTTCAAACTTATCCATGCATTATCCTTTCAATATCATACCGATTATGAAGTTAAGATATTCTGGGTCATCAGATATCTTTTTCATCACTACTTCAGACCTTCTACTAGTCTGAGAAAAAATTTTCCCTTTACCTGGCTCAAATAAACTCTCTAATCCCACACTCAAAATTTCTGTGGCATTAGAATAGGTTTTACCAATGTATGGTGTTATGAAATTATCTTTTTTAGTTTTTTCATTAACACCATACCAATATAGCGTGTTTTTTATCGGCTCTTCTTGCTCACCTTTTGTTCGATAAGCAAGAAATTCCTTAGACAACTTCAGCGCATCAGGGTTGAAGTGTTCAACGTAGTGACCAATCTCATGGAAACTAACGGTATTGCTGTTCTTACTAAGCATAATACTTACGCCATTATCAACTATACCACTTCGCCATGTTCTCCCTTTTAATCCCACATCACTAAAAAATCCACGATCGACATTTTTGGAATAGATGGTCTTTCCGTTAGCGTGCGCATATTCTGCCCATTCTTTTGGATAGAACGAGAAAGCATCAGTAAGCCTTGCTTTTGTATCTTTTGCAGAGCCTTTTGCCCATCCATTTTTTGGAACGGTACCGCCAATCTCTCTAAAGTTAGAAAAGACATCTTTAAGAGCCTGTTTATCACCAATTTTACTAGCTACATCAAATTTAGAATTTACTAATGAACCTAGTGAAGTTATATCCGCGTGACTTGCAGTGTTAATATCTATCGAATCCATATACTTTTTAATTGATTCAATCTCTCTATCATCATTATACACCTTATCAAGAGAAGTATCATCAGTTTTACCACTAATCTGCTCTTTTAGTTTCCTAATCTCGTCACCACGTTTTTCGGCTGCTGCCATATCAATTACAGGCACCATAGTGCATCTACAATTTGGATGCGCTGGAATATCAGGTAAGTTTTCTATATCAAACTCTTTGCGATTAAGTTTACGACATATCTTACTGGTCTTGTCGTCCATTGTCGCAATCCATTTGAGTTTTGTATATCCTTTAGCACGATATGACTCAATCTGACCTTGATTAAGGGCGTGCATGTACTCAGTGCGTACAAGTCTTTGCGTTTGTCCTCGTCCAACATCAAGACGGCCGTCAATCGTATTTGCGACTTCGTAAATTGATTTACCTTGAATAATGCCGTTAGTCAATTCAGACTTTAACGAATTGATTAGCTGCGCTTTATTTTTCCAGATTCTATCTGAGAAATTAGCGTCATGCCAAGGCCTTTTGATCAGTTCATCAATTGCTGACTTATTCAACACATTCGTGTTCAGTACATCCGCAGCTGCCTGACTGCCTACTAAAGTAGCGTGTTGCAATGATTGCTTGGTATAATCAACTTCTTTAGTACCAAGTTGTAGTATTGAGTCATTGATTTGCTTTTCGATTTTTTGGAGATTGTTATACCTGTAGAAGTCTGATATTAAAGGCTTTTCAATGTTCATCTTTTGGTAAGTATCAAAGATTTCAGCTTTAATATCTTTAGATGCCTGCTGATAAACTGATAGCCACTGACGTGTCGCTTGCTCATTCTCGTTGTAAGCTTTGTGCAGCGGATTCTGTAGCCTTCGTTGCCAGTAAGTCATCTTCTCCATTATCTGTTACCTCCTGCCCAACAGAAGCAAAATTAAACCCGTTGTTGCTAGCGTTCTCTTGTTCCTCTGCAATGGTTTCAAGCTCCGCTTTAACATCAGGCACAATATCATCACCAAGCTGTGTGAGCTGTGTTGATTTAGAAGTAATGCCATTCAGCATCTGAACGAACTGAGCGATCTCTTGTGAGTTCTGAGGTAAGTTTGCCTTGAACGTGATTCCAATCGTCAGCGGGTCAAATACTTTAGATTTAGTTGACAGAAATCCACTAATCATCTGTAGTCGTTTAAACAAGGCCTTTTTCATCCACTTGACTTTTTCTAATCGTATCTGTTCAAGTCCTAACAGTTTGTATCTGATTGCCACACCAGAGGCATTATTAGCAAAATTTTGGTCACTCATATCAGGTACGAACGATAGTTTATGAATATCTGAATCAAGGCGATTCTTGATATTCTCAGCATATGCGTCGTTAATGTTCTTGACCAGCCAAGTAACATCTCCGCCATCAGTAACCTTAAAGCCACCATTTAATTTAGCTTGACGTACGTCCTCTGGTGTAGTTGCGTTGAGATTTCTAAACACCATCATAGCGTCTGTATTATCGGTCAAGTCGTTCACACTGTTTGACACCGACAGATTGTAAGCGTCATTCATTGTGATAATTGGCTCAAAGTCGCCTTGCTCCCACCGATTATTCTTAAACTGGATAACAGGACAAGCGCCAATTTTATGAGGTTCATCATATTCTTCAACGAATGATGAGACATTTATTTCTGATTTGATAGTGTTAAAAGAACTCTTAGTTCGTATATATGAGTAGACACGTCTAGATGTATCGTCATAGACTGTCATAGTGACTTTAATCTTATTGCCTTTCAAATCATCTTCGTCAAAGACGATTGCATCTGTCACACTTTCACGTATCCTACCATCATTTATGACCATGACATTCATTGGGTCAACCGCTTCAAAGCAATAGTTACCTTGTTCGTCAAGCCATTGAAGCTCATAAGACTCACCATAAATTGACATGAATAGCAAGTGATCACTATTGACAGATGGCTCTGAGTTATAAGAGAAGATGTCAGATAAATCTTGAACATCTTCCATCTTAGTATAATTCACGTTACCAGTGTAACCAGTAACAATCGTACTGATATAGCGAGGGAAGTTGTGGACGATCTTCGCGTCTTTCTTTCCTTTGCGGTTAGCTTTCCGCAAGATATCATGGTTACCTTTGTAAGCATTCAGTAATTGCTTTAATCTTAAACGTCTGTTCATGACGTGGCTTTCATATAATTTTCGTGCTTCATCAAATGTTAGCATGTTACTCCTTATCTAAATCCAAACTCTGAGATGTCAAATGACTGTAATTTATTAGCATTCGATATTGCTCTGATTGCAGTAGCTAAACTATCGGGCGCATCATCATGTTCTGCATTCTCTGTGTAATCTAATATCCCATTAACGTAATCTGCATCAGTACCTTTAACGAAAATTATCCTAGACCAATTCGATCTAAGATAATTAGATATTTTGATAAACTTATTTTCTCTTTCGTGGTATGTTTGAGTTGGTATTCTTAACCCTTCAACTTTCTTAGCAACATAACCCTTATCAGCATTAAGTTCAAGATGCATTGTTCCAGCTTTGAAATTGGCGTGATACTTACTGATTTCGCTAAGACAGTCATCTACGTGTTTGCCTTGCCACAATTTACCGAATACAAATAGCTTATCATCACGTTCTTTGATAATCGTGTAAGCTGTACCATCAGAGCCACCAAAGGCCGCATCAAGTTGGCCTATGCCATCATATATCTGGTCAGTTAATTTACCATCATCAATTGTCGGATTGGTAAACATGGCATCAGCATCAGCGATATGTTTCAACTCATAGTTAGCTGCAAACAAAGATGGTGTCATTACTTCTCTAAGTTTCTGTAACTGATTATCAGTAATCAATCCCGTTTGATGACAGTCAAAACGTTGGATATTAGGCATCTTTGAGATTGCATCATCCTTGTGCCAAGGTGTGCCAGTGTTAACAAATCTACCACCACGGTTTTTCACGTTTTGAAGTTCCTGATACTGTAGCTTAGTCCGCTCACGTTCAGCTTTTGACACACGATCCTTGATGTTAACAATGTCATCAGTGATCACGATATCAGCATGCTTACCAGTAAGAGATGCGTAAATACCCATTCCAAGCAATTGAGATGTACCACGAGATGATGACTTTAAATTCGTATCTAATTCTGTTGTAGTATCTTTTAAAAACTTCAATTCAACACCATATAACACTTTAGTAAGTATTTGAAAATGGTCTGATTTCAATATCTTAGAAACCTGAACAATGATTTCTACAACGTCCGTGTCGGTTTTCCTCAAGAATATAACATTCTTATTTGGGAATAATATCATAAGCAACGCAATAGCCACAGCTAGTGTAGTAGTCTTGTACGATCCACGATGAGCAAGTAGAGTCTGATCATCTCTTGCAAACAAAAATGACTTGAGCCACTCATTGTGAATGTCTACTAAGTCCTTGAAGCCTACTAGATTACCAAATTTTATAGGATCAGTTTTAGTTAAATTGAGATACTGCTTCTTCTTTTCGTTCATGATGTATCACCATCCGAGAAGTATTTCTCAATCTCTTTTGCTGACTCAGAAATGTCAAGAGAACCGTTGATAGTCGTTTCAGTCTTTTCAACTAACAGCCCTGCCATTTGTAGTAAAATCTTGCGGTCCTGAAATCCTTTCTCAGTTAAGGCAAAGGTGTAAGAAGCGTTGAGAACGTCTGATACTTTACCTTTGATTAATTCCAGCGTTGTTTCGTTTACTAACTTCACAAAATCAGGCTTTTTCATGGCTTTGTAATATGTATTTTTAGCAACTTCGGCGACTGAACACATCTCTTCAACGTTTTTACCCACATTATCGGGGTTTACCAAGGCTTGAAGCAACCTATTTTCCGCTTTAGTAGGTCTATATTCGTTCACTTTTGTATCACTTTTTGGCATTCTCATCACCTCCAATCTACACAAAAAGCCGTGAATTTCATCACAGCCTTCTTTATACTACCGCACTACCATAACATTACATGTCGCATGATTAACAACATATTGTGTTGTAGAACCTATGAAAAATTTATCTATCATCCCTTTACCTGTTACGCCAATGAATATTATATCTATCTCATTTTCTTTAGCATATTTCAGGATAGCTTTTTTAGGATCCCCGAACATATATTTTTCTTGAATTTCAACTCCATCAGTATTTAGTTTATCAACCTGGCATAAAATACTTTCTGCTAAAGCATTAATCTTAGAGGTATCTACCACAGACATATCAAACTCATCATAATATCTGTTGACCTCCTTAACTGTAAGGGCGGTGAGCTTAGCCTCATTTCGCTTTGCAGTCTCAATGGCCTCATATAATGCATTGTAAGATTGCTCAGACCCGTCTACAGCAACTAGAATGTTCTTATACTGTTTATGCATAATAATCATCTCCTTAAGCTTATTATAGACCTATTGAACAAAAAAAGAAAGCGTTATCTATACACAAAAAAACAACCAGTGCTCAAACCACTAATTGCTTTTTATTTTGAATTCCATGATACTAATATACCACACTAAATGGGGACAAAACTACCCATTTTTTTGTCCCCCTGAAAAAATTTTTTAAAACGATATTCCTCGCTGTATTGCAAAACTTTCTAAGATATTATATCTAACAGCATATATCTGTCTGACACCAACATGCAAATAGATTGTACCAATCGTTGTCCAGTCAAGGTAATTATTCATGCCCCAGAAACATTCATGAATAATCTTCTGCAAATCTGGGGACAGTCCACTCACAGTCCGCTCAATATCTTTTGCCAACTGATCATAGTACTGATAAGCCTTATTGCCTTCTTTTTTCATGAGCTCATCAAGCGGTGGTTCTGACTTCTTACGACTGCCTTGAATCCACCAATTAACATCTGTATCACGATTTAGCTCTGCTGTGACCAATGCCTCAGCTTTTAGCCGTGGAATCTTCGGGTACATCCGCATTTCTTCTTCTAGCCTCGCTAGAGTCTTTCGGCTTAGCTCCTGTTTTTTTCTAGCCAATCTCATCCTCCTAATCAAAAATGATAGTAATCCATTTTTTCGCAGTTTTTATTTTTCCAATGTTCACGACATGTTGTTTTATATCTGTCTTCTCCCATCCATTTAATTAGTCTTGCACGAATGATTGGAGTAGAACAGTGAAATTGTTTTGCTAAGTCTTTAAGGGTCCAATTATAATATTCATACGCTTCAACTATTTCATCTTTATAACGATCAATATCAGTCCGGCGAGTAGTAGGTTGATAACCTTTTTGAAAACCGCATCCATTATACTTTATTTTCCCAGACGCCCAGAGCCCTCGCATATATTCCTTATAAGCAGGCCTACCCACATTTTTATACCACTCCGTCTGATTTAATCGATGCGCAGTTACAATAATCAGTCTCATACCAAATATTTTAGAATTTAAACCATCTGAAGGGCTAGATTTTCTGAATAGCGGCATATATACATCTCTGCTTGCCTCTTTGTTTAAATAATCAAATTTCATTTCTTAACCTCCTAACTATAATACTTAGATTTTAATTTTGACTTATCATTCTTTGTATGTTACTCTTAATAAAGAATTTCGTTATTTCGTTATAGTACCTTTCGTAGATTTTTTAAGAAAGGGGAATGCAATATGACATTCACATATACAAACGAAGATTTTGAATACAGAGTATCTCTCGATACAGTTAATAACACATTTAAAGCAAGTCTTGCTGATGATCTCAGCATCAACGCTTCTGGTGTAACACTTGAAGAAGCGGTATTCAATTTAAAATCAATGATTTAAAGGAAAGATAATAATGGAAAACTATCCACCTTTATAGCAGCATCTACTTAATTATTTGAGTAGGTGCCTTTTTATTTTTGTTCAACTATGCCTTAACAGCTTCCATCAGTGCCTCTTGCACTGTAATTTTTATATGTCCTCCCTAATCTCAATTTCCACACGTGGATTCAATGAGTATCGTTTTTTAGAACTCAATTCACTGATTTGATTGTCATCTTCATATGCGTGACCATTAATTGAATCAAGCACTGACTTCTCAAGATTATCTAAGTCAGGCTTTTTGACAACAATTATAGTTTCATCCTCAAGTGCCTGTTTATTTTTCTTAACTTTAGATATTGCCAAAGGTGGTTTGATGAAAAATATCAATTCCACTTTTAAAGCAACCCCTGCATCAAACTTATCTAATCCATACGTCAACCATTCTTTTAGAAACTTCTTTTTCCATGCCGTGTATTCTTTTGGCATGTATGGCCTACCTTGCCTAGTAAACCTAGGTCTTGGAGATGGATAAGGATCTAGATTAATTACTACCATAGGAATCCTCCAGCAACTTCCCACATCTAACGGCTAATGCTGCAGTACTGTCAGATATTTTCGTCCAATCATTTGCCAATCGCAAAAGTGGCGACTGGTTTTGATCAGTGTTAAATTTATTGAGTAAATCCTCAAAATTGAAATCAGGCATTTTTCATATCCTTCCATAATTCATCTAGCCATTCAAGCAACATACTAGCTTGTTTCATAGCCAACTTTTCATTGTTGTATTTCTTAGTGAACTCCTCAAGCGATTTCACAACCCAGTTCCAAAACTCATCTGTCATGAAACCAAGTTTCGCAGCTTGATTGTTACACTCGTATATCCATTTTTCTATATCGGCAAAAAATTGTTTATAGTCCATAATTTTTATATCCCACCTCCACCCCTGTTATTTTATTTTTGAATTTTACAGTTCGACTTTTTTACTTCTCTAAACTTCATCTTTTGTGTGTCAATGGGGGTTGGGAATAAACCCACCCCCTTGACATCAATTGTTAAGTTTACTTAGAGGGCTTTTTGACCCCTTTTTTTGACCGTCAAAATGCCTAAAGCACATTAGGCTTTTTGGTACTTTTTAGGGTATAACTTTCAGGGCTTTTTGACCATAGTATAGGTATCAATTTTCCTTATCTGTTTCAGGCTTTTTGACCCAACCATTACTATCTCTTTCATAGTCTTCACTGTTATCTATCCATTTTTTTACAGTCTCTTTGTTAGGCTGCCCTTCAATTCCTTCAGCTAATTTACCAATGAGTACTTTACCTTCTTCGTCCATTAGAAAGTCAAATGCCATGTCTAATTTTTCTTTATTAGCAGCAGCTCGTGCAGCTTTTTTGTCCTCTGATGAGTTCGCTTCGCTACCTTTTCTAGCTCCACGCTTGTAAGGTGGCTCACTACCAACTGGCTCAAGGTCTTTCAGTACTCCAGCATCATCTGAATAATGTAGCGGATAATTAAACCAAAGATTTACAGAATCGAATTTCGGAAACTCTCGGAGTGTTCCTTCAAGCCGCCATGCGGTCATAAGGTCAACACGCTTGCTAAGTTGTCCTAACTCAAATCCTGCGATATGTTCAGCACGTTCAGTACCTAGTGCTGCTGTCAGATGCTTGCGCATTTCAGCAGCTGATAATAAATCATCTTGGCCAATTTCAGGAAAGTAAGCAGGTTTTTCATCACGGATAATATCGGCATAGAATTTAGATATAGCTCTATTTTTCTGCTGATCACGTAATGACTTAGTGACGTCTAACTCTATCAGGTCTAGGATTGCATCAGGGTCACGTGCAAACACACCAGAACCACTTGAGCGGTCCATTGATGACTTACCACCCTGTGCACCTTTCGAGTGGTGATGACAGTAGATAACTGACGTGCCTAATTCCATGGCTACCTTATCGAAGTTATTCGTAAACTTAGCCATCTGCTCCGCATCATTTTCTGAACCTGTCAATACTTTATAGATAGGGTCAATGATGACGGCATCGAACTTCTCTTTTTGAGCACGTCTGATCAGTTTAGGCGTTAGCTTATCCATTGGGATAGAGTGACCACGCATGTTCCAAATGCTGATATTTTCAAGATGTTTAGGCGGTATTCCCATTGACTGATAGATATCCTTAAACCGTTTATATGCTGACGGTCGGTCCAACTCCATGTTGAGATAGAGGACTTTACCCATTTCACAGTTGAAACCAAACCATGGAATGCCCTCAGCTATTGAGATTGTCATTTCCATAAGTGCAAATGACTTACCAGCCTTAGATGGTCCAGCAATTAACATCTTATGCCCACGTCTGAGAACTCCATCAATCAAGACAGGTGCAAGCGGTGGGTCTTCCTGGAACATCTCGGCCAAGCTCTCAAACTCTGGCAAATCATCGTTCAAGTCCTCAATCCAAGTCTGCCATTCTTCCCATGAAGCTTTACCGATATTAGTATCTATCAGAAACTGCTTATGGTCGCCACGGACAACCCCAGGCATGCGAGACAATCGTGAAGGATTCTTGTTCTGGCCATCTACTTGTAGACCATTCTTATTACAGATTTTATAGAGGTACTCAACACGTTTTCTGTATTCTTGATAATCGTTAGCATCTACTTTGACAATTGCATGAACTGACTTACTGCCAGAATAGACAAGCGCTGCGATTGGTAATTCTAGCTCACGCATGACTGCATTCTGTTTGGCAATAGATAAGTTGTCAGATTCTACTAGAGCATACTTGAATTCTTTAACATTATCATTTTTGACACCTTTGCCGTCTAACGGATTGAAACGAATCCATGCCCCAGCTTCTTGGTTATAATCTCCTACAACCCAACCGATATCCTTACTTTCTGAATACTTATCAAGCTCATTAAGAAGTTGTTCGGCTGTTTTTGAGTAGATACCTGACCCGCTAACAGAAAATTTACCATCTTCTTTTTGCCAACTATCAACAACATAACTGACATAGTCGTCATTTGCAAAAAGTGTTTTGATGTATGTTTTTAGCTGTGTTACAGGATTCCAATTGTTATCAGGCTCATGGATTTCTTTACCTTCAACCCACGATTTATCAACAATTTTATAATTCCCTGTACTTTCATAACTTATTTCATCATCCCAACCGAATGTTTGCATACCATCGCCATCATATTGACGAGGTATCCACCCATTTTCTTTAGCCTTCATTGTGATGAAAGCACCAGTGACAGGAGTATCTTTACTATGGCCAAGTGACTCCCATTTACTTTCCATTTCTCGTGAATTGTATCTACTATCTTGTTGTGACCATGTGTCCCACACGTCGAATCCATAGCCTTCCTGTTTTAAGGCCATACCCACCGACACCCAATCAAGATAATCTAACTGTGTCGGTGGTATATATTCGAGTAGTGGGATTAAGTCAAATTTATCATCCATTATTTTTATGTTCCTTTATATTCACTAGGTACAATATCAGCAGGGATCCGCCAGCCATTCCCAGCAATCCTGTCAATTAACTTTCTAGCACTATCAAAATTCCAAGTCCCGACATGCTGGAAACCTCGACTTTCTAAAAATCGTATCTGTTTGGGTGTTGTAAGACCAGCCATTTTGCGCTTATTCAGCTTATCAAGCAGCACAGTAGCCTTGCCAGCATTTTCAATTTCCTCAGGGAAGATTCCAAATTTTTCAAGTGCGGCAACTTGTTTATCTGAAGCTGGTGCCATTTCCCATCCAAATGAAGGTGCATAGTTCATCAGGTCCTCGGATTGGATAGACATCTCGAATTGCAACGGATCAACAAGTTTACGCTTGCGTTTCTTCATCTCTGCCAATTTCTCAGCAAGTGAATTCTCACGATCCTGAACGACTTCACTTTCTGCAACTTCTGCAATTTCTTCTAAATCAAATAACGCTGGCTGTTCTTCTTCGTCAAGTTCGGCCATTTTCTCAGTCATTTTGGCTGCAATCTCATCATCTTTAGCAATCAGATTGGCTGGATGGACTAGCTCGTGACGTTCTGTATGCCAAAGAAAATCTAAAATTAAACAATCTTCTTTTCCTTCAGCAAGTCTCAGCCCACGTCCAATACACTGCACATAGAGCGGTCGTGACTTAGTAGGTCTCAGCATGATCACACAGTCGACTTCTGGCGAGTCCCAGCCCTCAGTTAGTAGCATCGAATTACACAGTACGTTGTACTTGCCTGCGTCAAAGTCTGCTAGTATCTCAGCACGGTCTTTTGATTCTCCGTTGACCTCAGCTGCTTTAAAACCTTTTTCGTTCAGAATATCACGGAATTTCTTAGACGTTGCGACTAGTGGCAAGAATATGACTGTCTTGCGGTCGCTGCAGTATTTAATCATCTCATCAGCAATCTGATACAAATATGGGTCTAGTGCGCTACCAACATCACTAGCCTTGAAATCACCAGCAGTCATTGCAACGCCTGACAAGTCGATTTTCAAAGGGATTGTCAATGCCTTCATTGGTGACAAATAACCATTCCTTATGGCATCTGGTAGAGAATACTCATAGGCCAATGAGTCAAAATACTGACCTAGATTTTTCTTATCTGTCCTATCTGCGGTAGCTGTAACACCTAAGACTTTAGCGCTACTAAAGTAGTCAAGTACTGATTGATAGCTACTGGCCATGATGTGATGGGCCTCGTCCACTATGATTGTGTCATAATGGTCACGTTTAAAACGCTTCAAACGTTTCTCACGCATGAGTGTTTGGACACTACCGACGGTCACACGATAGAAAGAATTTTCTGCGGTATCGTCTGCTTTCTCTACTGCAGTTTTCAATCCTGTTACTTTGAAAAGTTTGTCTGCAGCTTGATCAAGCAATTCACCACGATGTGCCATGATTAGCACACGCTCGCCTTTGCTAACAAGTGCCTTAGTTAGGTCTGAAAATGTTACAGTCTTACCTAGGCCAGTAGGTAGTACCAGCAACGTTTTATTATTGCCATTTTCCCATTCTTCTTGAATATGCTTGTTAGCCTCAATCTGATAAGGACGTAGCTCCATCTTCTACCTCCTCTAGTTCTAAAGACATTTGTGGATCAGCTTCTTTTTCTAATTCATAAGCCTTTGCTTCAGCAGCATTATAGTCTTCATCAAAATCAAACTTGACTGTGACCATGTAATCTTTTTCTTTGTATGAAAAATCCTGACCAATACTTACAAGCCATTTTGAAAATTCCTTGACAGCTTCAGATGATTGAAACTTAAATTTTCCAGTAAGATTTTTTTCAGCAAGCATAATTATTACCCTCCGAAGTTATAGCCACCAGTTGGCGGTGTTTGTGGTTGTTGAGGAGTTGCACCAGGGAAAGGCGTAACTGGTGGTTGTTGATTTACCTGCGGTTGTGGTGGTGGTGTTTGTTGGTAATTTTGTTGAGGTGCTTGATATGCTGGGGACGCTGCTTGTTGTGTAGGTTCGTTGAAAGTCTTCACACGATTGTTTTTGCCAGGGTTTCCATCCCTATCTGTATAGTTGTTAATTTCAAGCTCAGCTATTCCTTTGGCACCCAATACTGCTTGCCAATTTGGACGGAGTGGTTCCCCTTTTTTCTTTTGACCAATTGAAATGAAGAACTGAGAGATTCTCCATTCTCCCTTGCCATACAGATATAAGTTTTCCTTAACTGTTGACTTTTCACCTGTAGAAGCATTAATGAATTCCAATGATAAAATAGCCATATTAGTTCCCGTAGGTACTTTTGCTTGATAATTAGGTTTTGGCTGATAAGTACTGCGTTCAAAATTCACAACTGTGAAAGGGTACGTACCCGCATCAAATAATGCAAAAGGGGTTCCCTCATTTGAAATTTCGTCATCCCAACCAAATGTTTTCATATCTTCCATTTTTCTATTCTCCTTTTTCTAAAAGCCTCTTTTGGCTGTAATTTGGGCAATAATATTCGCCCATTGTGCAACAAGTCCACCTTGTACTAAATCAGATGGATAATCTTTGACTGATACCTCTGCAGGCATAAACCCTTTTTCAACGACAACTGCCTTGACTTCATCTTCTGTCACGCCATTTGCGGTCATAAGCTGTGCAAGTTGTGGATCAATACCTGGATCAAGCACAATTGGATCACGAGAAAATTGATTTTGGTTAGCAGATGTATCGGCTACCTCCCCGCCTCCAGGAGTCCAAGCACCAGGAGTCGGAATTAATTCAACTTGCTCTGGCTGTGTTTCAACGACAGGTGCTTCTTGTGGCTCAGGCTCTTGTACTGGTGTATGAGTCTCGTTGAAAATATGCGCAATAGTGCCAAACTCAAATGGTAACTTGTCAGGTAGGCCATGTCGATTTTTAGCATCCCACCCTGGATAATGTGTCGCATACATAACCCTATGACCACCAGTTGCCTTTTTGGATTTGGTTTTTTCGTCAGTCAGAACTGTCATTTCATAGTTAGCGAATAGCACCATGTCAGCCCATTCTTTAACGATAGCCCCAGTTTTATCTTCCATTTTGAGTTGATACCGATCAAATGCTCCCATCTGATCAGGCTCTTCTTTCTTCTTCAATTTTGCATGGGCAGTAAGCACTACATTAATGCCAAGCTCTACTAAGTCAGATAATTTGTTGATAAGTAATCCAAACTCTTTTTCTAAGGCGATGTATTTAGCACCGTAATCATTATTACTATCAGTCCATTTACCAAGAACTGCTAAGTACTCCTTACAAATTCGTTCAGCCCAGTCTGCACTATCAATAATAAGCGTGCTACAAATTCGACTTTGCTTAACGTAGTTCACTTCATCTAGTAACATTTGCCAGCTATTCGGATTATCAAGACGTTGGATGTTCATATTGGATGTAGACCCTTCCGTGTCTATAAAGACAGGGTTAGGGAACTGTGATGCGAATGTTGACTTACCAATACCCTCCACACCATACAACACAACTTTTTGAGCGGTAGCAGTTGGACCACTTGTGATATTAAATGTCATTTAATTTCTCCTTTAAAATTGATATTTAGGTGCTTCTACTGCTACTTGAGGCACTTCTTCGCTATAACCATCAGTAATGATAATGGAGCACTCATCACCAGTTGAGACACGAGTGGCGATAATTTGTAGTTGTTCTGTCTCAGCCCATTGACCAAACTCGGTTAATGTTTCAAGGTCGAACTGTTCAAGTTTATCTACCAATATAAAGCCACATTCAGGATTGAGCTTGCGGACAATTGCAGTCGATACTTTCAACTGTTCAGCGCCTGACATGTTATCCCATTTTTGACCATTATAAAGCAGCTCACCTTCAGCAACGGATAGACCAGGCAGTGGCAAGTCAGCGTTATCAAGCAGCTTAGTTTTTTCAAGCCTGATATCCTCAATCTCAGATGTCAGACCATCATACTGGTCTTTGTAATTTTGAGCATCTTCATTGGCCTTATCTTTATCAAGGTTGGCCCTAACTTTAAGATTAATCTGTTCGACTTGTGCAATATTTTGTTCAAGCTGCTCAGTTGATTCATCAATCAAGTCCATTGCAGATTTTTCAGCAATTGCTAACTTAGTTTCAATGTCAGCACGTTCAGCAATCAATCTATCAATTTCTGTATCAAGATTATCTTTTAACTGCGCTAACTGGTCACGTTGTGATCTCAGACGAGCATTTTCACCATTCTTGGCCAAGATTGACTGCTGTTGTGTGATAAGCTCAGACACACTCACAAGCTCTTTAGGTGCATCAGGATAATAGACCTGTTCGGCAGCAAACTTTTTCTTCTGGTCAGCAATCTGACCAATCGTAGTTCGCTGGTTATACTTTTCATTTTCTTGTTGTTCAAGCACGGCCAACTGCTCGCCGACTCCGATGATTTGAAGCAACGTTTTAGCCTTTTCTGAGTTATTGGCCTCAATGAATTTAGGCAAGTTGATTGAAAACTCCTCAACGAATGAATTAAGTAGCTGCTGACCTGCTTTGTTCCCGCTTGGGTCAATTACCTTCAGATCACTATTCTTGCCGTCACGACGTATCTCTAGGCCATTGTCAAGGACAATATGCAGATTAGGTGGCAATACACTGCCCTCACGTTGTGCCTGACTAGGCTTGTATTTATTTCCGCCTAACGCCCAAGCGATCGAGTCCAAGATTGAAGTCTTTCCTTGACCATTACGACCTCCGATTATCGTCAAGCCGTTCGCTGTCGGTTCGAGTTGGACAGCTTTGACACGCTTGACATTTTCTATTTCTAGTTTGTTAATTTTTACCATGTTTTGTACCTTTCTTTTGGTATAATTTGAATATGAATAATAAAAAATTAAAAGTTGAATTAGCAAAATTGATTGATGAAATTGATGATTGGGAAGCAGAGATGGAATTAAGTGGTGGATCATTTATTCCAGCTTATGTTTACCTTAGTGTTTCTTACCCGGTATTAAAAGAACTCCGAGCTAAAGGTTTAGTAACTTTTAATATGGAGTACTTAAATACTGGTGGAGCAATAGATTATGTCTCTGTTACTCCAAAAGGTTATACTTACATAGAAGATGAAAAAAGTGAGCGAAATAAATGGTTAATTCGAACAGTCATCATTGGAGCAGCTTCATCATTCATCACATCAGTTATTACCTCTTTAACAATAAACCTATTATTACTGCGATAAGTAAACATATGAATGCTGAAGAGCAAAGAACTAAAAGTAATCTTAAAACTGCCACATCATCTCTAAGCATTTCGTTTTCAATTTTTAGAGATGTATTTCTTTTTCGAATATGATAATTGATAAATTTTAAATTGTTTAACTTTTCCTCTTTGTCAATTTTCACTCAATACCCCCAAACCCGTGTAGCGGTCTCAAACATCTCGTATCGTGCTAATTTCGCTTTAAGCCGTTCATTTTCAGCTTCAAGTTGACCACAGTACAAATCTAGATCTCTGAAAGCTACTCTCATTTGCTTAGCCTCAACTTGTAGACGTTTGATTTCACGGCTCTGACCTTCGTTATTTGCCAACAACAAAGCATGTTGGCTTACTTCAAATTGTGTCATTTGATTCCTTTCTAGTAATCAACCCAGAACATATTTTTTTCTGCTTCTGCACTTATCCATGCGCTATAAATTTTCCGGTTGATATAAACTTCTTGGCGATTGACTTTAGCATATCCATTCTTAAATTCAGAATCTCCAGCGGTCATGGCTTTCATTCTAGTCTGATAGGCTGTTTCACCAAGGTCAAATTCTTCTTTGAATTTCTTTTTAGATATCCAATTTCCATCAGATAAATCAAGTGCCATATAATCCTACTTTCTGTGGTATAATTTGTGTATATTAGTTTTTAGTGAGCGCTTTCCAGAGCGCTTTTTTGTTTACCTGAATTCATCTAAGCTGATATCAAGTGCATCAGCTATCTTGACCATCGAACCAAATGAAAGCTCTTTAGATAATCCATTTCTCAATTTTGAGAAACTCTGTTCGCTTATACCAGTTAACTTTGATAGCTGATAAGTTGTAATTTGCTTTTCATCTAGCATTTTTTTTATTTTATTCCACATATCTCCCCCCCAAATACACTATATATAGTGCCTAATGTGTATTTTTTTACACAAAATCACAATATATTGTGATTAAATCCTTGACTACTCACTACATGTTGAGTATAATTAAGCTATCGCTAGCATTGATAAATGGTCCTCCAAAGTTTGTTTATCAATCTATTGAAATACTACAGAAAGGAGTTAACTTAGATGTCAAAAAACAAAATTACGCATATTCGTTTATCAAGTGAATATGAACCAACTACTGATAAAATTACTCAAGTAAAACTTGAAGATGGAACAGTAGAAAGTATCAGTCAAGTTGTTCTTTACATAGATAATAATAACTTTTACTACTATGTAAATTCGTTTGGCAATCAAATTGAAGTTGAAACTGTACACCCAAATGGTATATTGCCATACATCCGTACTAAAGCAAATTCAACTACAAAAGACAATTTACTTAGTCTCCCAAGATTTTAGTAATTAACTACTCGTCGATTTTGACGGGTATTTTATTGCCGAAAATATCAGTATCCGGTTCAGGTATATCATAGAAGAATGACACAGTTTGTGTAACCTTTCCTATGGTCTTACTAGGGGAATTACTAACACAAAATTCAACCGGCTCAATATATCCATTAGCTAATCTGCTTAGTATCTCTACTAACTTTTGTTCAAAATTATTCATTATTCGTTTCCTTTCTAACGCAGCTTGAAATCATCAATGATTTTCAAGATAATTTTATGAGCCTGCGGTGTGCGAAGACGTCCGCTTAAAGTGTCAATCATGACATTTTTAGCAACATCATACTTTGCTGCCAAACTCATTTTTTCAATTCCATTTGTGGTAATGAACTCATTAACCAAGTTCAAACCATGGTCATCAACTGGCATACTATGCCTCCTTTCTAGCCCATCATGGCTTTTTTTATTTCTCAACTCAATTAAGCGAGGACACTTTTATGGCTATTGCCAACCTCTTGACCTCTCATGTTGGGTAGTTATTATCATGCCCTAGAGATAGCTATATTATTGAGTTAAGATTTTGTATAAGAAAAAGTTAGCGTTTTTTACATTTTTTATTGACAATAACTATAAGTTCTTGTACAATAAAAGCATAGTTAAAACACCTAATAAAAGCTTATTAAACATTCTTGGCGGAGCGTTCTAAGTGCTTTTTATAGGTCTATTCGCTAACCGAAAGGCTAACTTATCTTTACAAGATTAATTCTATAATATCTTATAGCTTTTGTCAAGTAAAAATAATAAATTTTTATACTTTTCGGAATTATAATTATAGGATGCTTGATATGACTGTATTTGAACAAATAAAAAAATTAGCCAAAAGCAGAGACATTGCTATGAAAGATTTGGCTTTAAAGTTGGGTTTTAGTGAAAATCTATTTTACACTTGGAAAAAGACTAATCCTAAAGCAGCTGATTTAGCAAAAGTCGCCGACTACTTCCACGTGTCTGTAGATTACCTGCTCGGTCGTGAAGAGCAAACAGCACCTCAATTCTCTCCTGAGCTACTTGACGCTATTGATAATGCTGAGGGATATTCTGGTAAGCCAATAGATGACCACGACAAAGAGATTGTAAAAAGTCTGTTAGCTGCTTACTTTGCTGGACGAGACAAGTGATGAGGGCAAATATATGGACTATCACGATATTTTACGTGAGACAGGTATAGTCTTAATATGGGCTCCTGAATTACATGATAAAGGCTTATACATTCCTCACGCAGAAGAATGCAACTCTGAGAACGGGATTATCTTTGTAAGGGCTGGTTTAAGTGAAGATGAGACAGAGTGCGTTATACTGCATGAATGTGGCCATAATATAAAAGGGCACACTCTTTCAAAACTGAGCGCACCACAATTACATATTATTAACGAAGCTAAAGCTAACCGTTTCATGATTAGCTGCAAGGCTAAAGATTATTTAGAGGAGATAGATTACCACGTCTACTACTACACGCCTGAAAGGTTCTTGAATCGATTTAAACTGTCAGTAGAGAATTTTTATGATATGGCTGAGCAGGAAATGGAAAAGGTAGCTTTTGAGTATCGTACTCAATTAATATATTGATAGAAAGTAGAGAACCGATGGGATTTTTTAATATCTTTAAAAGTAGAGAGAGTAAACAAATTGAAAAGATCCAAGTTAGAATGGACGTTCTTCCACAAGAGGAGCCCTCTGAAATAGAAGTTGCTAGAAGTTACGACAAACATCTTTTAAGCGAGGGTATCTCACTAGGAAGTGTTGTTCTACTATGGTGGTGTGATGGGAAAAGCATAGAGGCTTACATTCCAAGATACTTCTTATATGATTATTCGATAAATGCTAATATTGAATTCATAAAGCTTTTTGATAAGGGGTTCTTACGTTGGTCAACTCCGAAAGAACACCTCGAAAGTTTGAAAGTTATAGAGCTTAAGAACATTCTAGAAAAATATGGCCTCCCCGTAAGTGGTAGAAAAAAGATAGAATTAATTGATCGCATCAAAGCCAATTTAACTGACGAGGATCTCGCTACTAATATTAATGGTAAGGTATACAAAGTAACTGAATTAGGCAATTCAATTCTAAGAAAATACTCAAATATTATATGGGGTCATAAAAACAATTCAAAAGATGGTTCAGTAAATGCGTTTACATTCGAGAACAAACTGACCGGTACTCCTGAGTCACATGCAATTGAAATATTAGAAAACGCGTTCATTTTAGATATTAAAAATCGGAATTTTGGGATGTCGACGATACGCTTAAAAAACATTTCAAACTACAGGGGTGGGGATATAGATGCACTCATGCAAAGTTTCTGCATTGAAATTAGTGGTCTAAACAACTCTGGACGCTATCTATGGGTGCCTGAGTATTACCCACATTTAGGTAAATCACTTAAAGCTGAAATAGTTAGAAATGATTTAAATGATATTGAAATAGAAGATAGACTTAAAACTGCTTGGGAGATCTGTTATAAACTATTCCCCATGTCAATTGTAAATACCAAGCAAGATGCTCTTGATCTGTTATTTTTGGCACTAAATGAAGATAAAGAAAAATTTGATCTTTTAATAAAAAAACTATATAAAAAAGCGCCTGATAAATATAAACTGAATTATTAGCACAAAAAAGCGCCACTCACCACCTCGGCCAAAAGATTGTGAGTAACGCTTACCAAAATATAGTAAACAATACTGGAATACAGTAGGTTTTACTATACCCATTTTACCACAGAAAGGGGCATAAGCCAATGTGGATAGAACAAAAACCAAATGGGAAATTCCTTTTCCGAGAAAAGTATCGTGACCAATTTACTGGAAAACAAAAAATTATATCTGTAACTCTTGATAAAGATACACGAATCACCCGTTCTCAAGCTCAAAAAATTCTGTTAACTAAAATTTCAAAAAGCCAACATCACGCATCAAATGCTATAAGCCCTATAGTATTTTCTGATCTGGTATCGGAGTAGTTTCAATTGTATACCAAACAAGTCCGTAGCTCAACAGCATATACAGTAAAAGGGAATGTAAAGCTCATATTGGAAATGGTAGACCCCGATATACTCGTTTCAAAGATAACAACTAGTTATATCAGATCAAAATTTGAAGCCGTAATGTTCGGTGATCGAAATATCTCAACTACCTATGCACGATCTATAAGAACAAGATTGAAGTCAATTTTCCAATATGCTTGCGAACATGGCTATCTAACAGAAAATCCTATAAACAATTTTAGACTGCCAAAGAAGAAAGAAAATGTAAAACAGATTTCTGAATTTTTTCTTGAAGAAGATGAATTAAATAAAGTAACCCAAATTGTAAAATGA